TATTCTCAAAGAGTGGCACCGCGTCTTGGTTCCCGGCGGCACTCTTCGAATTGCTGTACCAGATTTTGAGGCTATGGCTAATGTTTATCTTTGGAAAGATGTAGAATTATCCTCCTTATTAGGACCATTATACGGTAAAATTAAATTTAACGGTGGTCATATATATCACAAGACTGTATATGATTTACCTTCTTTAAATGAAGTATTATTAAGATGTGGATTTAAAAGACCTGGCAGGTATAATTGGAGATGTACTGAACATAGTGATCATGATGACCACTCTCAAGCCTATTTACCGCACATGGATAAGGACAATGGAACGCTTATTAGCTTAAATGTGGAATGTGAAAAATGAAACCATGAGTTTTGAAGCAGTAACTAAATTTGAAGAATCCATCGCAAAATGGTTTGGAGCACCGTATGCTGTCGCAGTAGATTGCTGCACACATGGGATAGAGCTATGTTTAAGATATAATAAAGCACCATCCATAACAGTACCAGCACACACATATGTCTCTATACCCTTTTTAGCCGAAAAGTTAAACATTGATCGAACCTGGACGGAAGATAATTGGGTTGATTATTACTATTTAACCGATAAAGTTATCGATGCGGCCGTGCTATGGAAACAAAACAGTTATATTAAGGGTACATATATGTGCGTTAGCTTTCAATTTCAGAAACACTTGAGTTTGGGTAGAGGTGGCGTAATTTTAACTGACGGCTTTGCCGCTCACCGCAATTTAAAGAAGATGTCATACGACGGGCGCATTCCTAACATACCATGGAGAGATCAAAACATCGACATGGTTGGGTATCATTACTATATGACACCTGAGACAGCGTCAATGGGCTTAGATCGGCTTCCAGCTGCGATCACCGACAAGCCACGTCAGTGGAAACTATCCGATTGGCCAGATTTAAGAAATATGAATGTATTTAAAGGAAAATAATTATGAAAAAGGCATTTATTACAGGAATAGCCGGGCAAGATGGGAGCTATCTTGCAGAACACTTACTTGAAACCGGGTATGAAGTTTTTGGTATCATTCGAAGAAATTCTACTCCTGAGCACCAAGAGTCTCGAGTGCATCACATTGAAGATAAAGTAACAACGCTTTACGGGGATGTAACTGACACAGGATCATTAGAGAAATACCTATACGATATACAGCCCGATGAAATCTATAACCTAGCAGCACAATCGCATGTAAGAATAAGCTACGATATACCTCAATACACCGGACACACAAATGCAATTGGAGTGCTAAACGTACTAGATGCATATCGCCGCGTATGTCCCAAGGCAAGATTTTATCAAGCTTCATCTTCGGAGTGTTTTGGTAGTTCAGTTGACGGTGATGGTTTTCAGCGTGAAACAACACGCATGAATCCAGTGAGTCCCTATGGCTGCGCTAAGGTGTATGGCTATAATATTGTTCGAAATTATAGAAAAGCATATAAATTATTTGCTAGTAATGGTATCTTGTTTAATCATGAATCACCACGCCGCGGCTCAAATTTTGTTACAAATAAGGTAGTAAAAGCTGCTGTTAAAATCAAGAGAGGGTTGCAAGATAGGTTAGAATTAGGTAATATGGATTCATACCGGGACTGGGGCCACTCTAAAGACTATGTAAAGGGAATGCATTTGATCTTGAACCACCATGAACCAGATGACTTTGTACTCGCCACCGGCGTGACTCACTCTATCAGAGATTTATGTGATTATTGCTTCAGTAAGTTAGATCTAGACTACAAACAGTACGTTGTACAGAATGAAAAATTTCTACGACCGGAAGATTTAAAATATCTAAAAGGCGATTCAAAAAGGGCACGTGAAATTCTTGGTTGGGCACCAGAATACACTTTTGAAACATTATTAGATGAAATGATTGAACATTGGGAAGCTATATATGCCTAAAGTTCTTATAATAGGGACAAATGGCCTTTTAGGTAATAGAGTATTCTGGGAATTTCTTAATGATAGAAGATTTACAGTATCGGGCACCACGCGTGCCCCCATGGATGAGGTATATGGCCGGCAGCACCGAAGTCAGATCTATTTTGATTGTATAAAGAGTAATGTGCGGGATCTTCCACCGGCAGATTATGTTATCAATTGCGTCGGCGTCCTTAAACCTAATGTAACAAAAAACATATACGAAACTATATATGTCAACGCCGCCTTTCCCCATCTTTTAAGCGAGTGGGCTGAAACTCACAGGTCAAAATTAATACATATTACATCAGATTGTGTTTATACCGGCGCCAAAGGACAATATACAGAAGAAGACCAATCAGACATGAATGATTATTATGGTAAAACTAAATCGTTAGGTGAACCCGATAATTGTATGGTTCTCCGAACAAGTATTATTGGCCCAGAGGAGCACAGTCATATCAGTTTAGTGGACTGGGTGAGGGGCCACAGAAGCAATGACACAATACAGGGGTATACTGACCATTTTTGGAACGGAGTAACAACTCGACAATACAGTGATATATGCAAACAAATTATTCTAGACGATTTATATAAAAAGGAACTGTATCATGTGTTCTCCCCCACTGCAGTCAGTAAGCATGAGCTAGTAACTATGATTAATAATCACTACGATCTAAACATTACTATAACTCCTACTGAAACCGGCGACAATATTGATCGAACCTTATCGACAGTAAAGGATTTAAATAGTAAGCTCAATATTCCAGAGTTAAAATCACAGGTTGATCTTTTGTAGGTTTATATTATTATTAACGTATGATTATCAGGGATATTCCAGTGTATGATGGTGTGCTACTACACGACCGGTTTGCATACAAATATTTTAGGAACAAGGTATTACCGATTGGGAACCTTATTGCATTCCGGGCACCAATGACAGTTGAGGCTGACGGGATGATCGATAAGGAGGACGTTTTAAATAATGATTATATCTACAGCGAAGATGCTATAAATTTTTTATGGGAAATCCCCAATGTCGATGCTATAGGTTCCGTGTATTTTCAACGATTATTCAATACACAAATAGCTAATATTCTATCTACCAAATATCTTAAGGCTCCTATCGAGGTGGACGGTGACGACTTGATGGTACATAAAGAATTCGAGCAACATGGCGTGATACAACCAAAGGGTAAGTGTAGCGTCAGCATCGCATATGTTAAAAACGGCGCGGCACTTGGGCATACTGGAATCAACGTTACCGCCGGTCGAAGGGCACCAGGATTTGCGTACTCTACCAACCTCACAGATGAACAATGTGAAGAGTTTATGAAAGATATTATTAATCTGTTTTATGCAATTAATGATACTTGTTTCATTGCCACAACTAAGACTATTATTAAATGAAGTGCCTTGTCACAGGTGGAGCCGGGTTTATTGGTAGCAATTTAGTAGATGAACTACTAAAAAGAGGCCATGACGTAGTAGTTACTGATAATAAATCAGCAAATTCCAATGAATGCTTTTATTGGACCACCCACGCAAAGAATTATTCATCTGATATTACCAATTACGGTGCAATGTCTGATATATTTGAACGTGAGGAACCGTCCCACGTTTTTCATTTAGCAGCTGAAGCCCGGATCCAGCCTACTATTACAGACCCACCAAAATCTCTACGGACAAATATAGAAGGCACAGCTAATTTGTTAAAGCTGTCGAATAAACATGGTGTGGAACGATTCCTGCTATCATCTACATCAGCTGTCTATGGGCTAAAGAATGAAGTACCATTTAACGAGGAAATGCCCCGGCAATGTCTTAACCCCTATTCAATAAGTAAGGCGTGTGGTGAAGATTTATGTAAGTTCTATTATAAAGTTTATGGCCTTAAAACAATTATATTTAGATACTTTAATGTGTATGGTCCGCGCCAACCAGTACGAGGACAATACGCGCCAGTTATAGGTTTATTCCTCACACAAAAGAAAAGCAATAAGTTGCTAACAGTTATTGGTGATGGTACGCAAACAAGAGATTTTACACACGTTAATGATGTAGTTGCTGCTAATATGCTCGGAGCAACTAGTCAAAATAAAGAAATATATGGTGAGGTCTTCAATGTAGGTACTGGTAAGGCACTTTCTATTTTAAATTTAGCTGAGATGGTTGACGGTGAGATGGAATTTTTACCACCTCGTGATGCCGAGCTGTCACACGCTCAGGCAGACATAACTAAAATTAAAAAGCTATTACAGTGGGAACCTAAAATGAATTTGGAGGATTGGATAAATGACAACAATCTTTGATTACATCAACGACATCTTAGTGTATAAGAGAAAAGATACTCTCAATAATATCGATAGTGAATCTACATTTAATTTTTATTTAATAAATAGATGGGTTAGCATGTATTCCACTCAGTGCTGCACTATTGTAAACAATACAACCAACTGGTTATATCCTATTTTCGATACAAAACAGGAACAGTACGCGTTCTTGACGGATATATTACCTAGAGTATCGAGAAAGCGAATCAATTATATAAAGAAGAAAAAAACAGACTCACCCCAAAAATCCCAATTAATAGTCAGTATTTTAGCTCGCAATCTTGAATTATCTGAGAGAGAGATAAGTCTTTATGTAGAATCCGGTCTAATAGACCTAGGTAAGTTGGAAAAGATATATGAAAAGAACTGAACATGATCGCGTCGATGTTGACAAACTAGCCGTAAAGAGAAGCTTAATTGATCTAGAGACACACATTGAAGATAATTTTACCTTATTAGGTTATAAACTATCCAAATTATATGATGATGTACTTTTGGCTCAGTATGTAGATACCGTAGATAATGAAACAGTGTCTAGGGGCGGTGTCATCGTACCACTAAACGCTAGTACTAAGGCATGGCGATTAGGTCGTGTCGTATTAGCTGGACCTAACTGTAAAATGACAAAGGTAGGCGACGTCGTCTGCTTCCCAAATGATAAGGGAATCCCTGTCAGCAATATAAGCGTCACCGACGTTGGAATTATAAAGCATGGAATGTTTTTAGATGAACAACGCATTTTCGGTATATGTGAGTTGCTGGAGGACGGTGAGTGAATGTCGGTACAGACCAACTATGGCGCATTTTGCAAGACAATGTAGCTGAGATCAAATTTGCCAGGAGAACTCCCAAACCGGGCAAGGAAGGTACCAGGAGAATGATATGTACTAACAGCCAGCATCTTCTCAATTCAATCGATGGTCGTATGACATTAAACTTTTCCCCACCAAGGCGATATCCAAGATATGACCCAAGAAAAAAAAATCTAATAATTACGTGGGATATCTTAATGCAAAATTTTCGCACAATTAATATGAATGCATGTAATTTAATGCAAGTCATCCCAGCTAATGAAATGTTTTGGAAATATTTTAAGGAGCGTTTAGCTCCTATGACTCAGAACGATAAAACTAACTACATGGACATATGATACGAGAAGAAGTAGAGGAGTGCCTTAAAAAGCTACTCCAAAGAAATATAAAATTACAAGCCAACGATAAGGTATTGAAAGAAGGTAAATTTATACTTTTCAATGTCAAGGATTTCTATATTATTTTTACATTCAGGAACATTAAAAATGAAATAAAGAAGTACGAGATACCTATCCCCTTTAAGGTTAGATACGGAGACGAAACAACCGTCTTTGATTACCGATTTAAACGTCTAGCAGTTCCGAACGCACCTATTCTAATGAAAATCAAGTGCCTAAACACAACCAAAAAATCTAAATTTTATAACACCACAGTTCAAATCGTATCATCCACTGCATTTGAAAATATAAAAAAGTAGGTTATAATACATCCGTGGATAGGAAGCTCAATTTGTCATTATATTTTCCGACCGGGTACACACCTACCAAATTACAGGAACGGGTTATGGGTAGGTTGAGTGCAGCTCTTAATTCTGAACATAAGTTTATCATCTTATGTGCCCCGACTGGTACTGGTAAGAGTTTTTTGTCAAAAACTATTGGCGACACGGCACCACCGTGCCCGGAGCCAATACAAACGCTGCTTCGGAGCCACTCAGCTTTCAATATAGGAACAAGCGCCGGCAATGACTACGAGCATGAAGCGCTATTTAACTCTCAACCTCGTCATGGTGCCTATATCTTAACTATTACAAAAGCATTACAAGATCAATACTTAAAGTTTTTTCCGGAGGCACCTATATTAAAGGGTAAAGTTAATTACGTGTCTGGGATCGACCCTCAGTATGACGTCGAAACTGAGCAATTGATCATGCCCCGGAGACTAGTCCGAGACCATCAAGCTTCTGGCAAATGCCCATACTGTAACGCCCGCGATGCGGTGGTTGAGGGAAAAACAGGCGTATTAAATTATAAGATGTTTTTATCATTACCAGAATTTGCTAAGAGGCGAAGTATATTAGTATGTGATGAAGCTGGTGAACTGGAAGAAGAGCTTGTACAAGCATTTTCATGTAACATCACTTATAATACCCTAGATAAGCTTGGTATAGATTATAATGTTTTAAGATCGTCCGCGTCAAACGCATCTCTTGGGTGGTTAAATGCGCTATTAATGAGCATAGAAAATCGATTAACTCGATTTAGGGCTACAAAGAAAATGTCACCATCTAGACAATTTAAACTTAAAGGCACCCAAAATTTAAAAAATACTATCAGCACTGTTTGCAATCATTGGTACGATTGTGAGTATGTTGTCGAAAAAGATCACCAAGGGGTCATGTTTACACCTTTAAAGGTTAATAAATTATCTGATTATCTATTTAACCCTGCTGATAAAATCATCTTACAGTCTGCTACCATAGTAGACCATGCCACATTCGCTGAATCATTGGGAATTCGAAAATATGAATATATTGAAGTTGAACCAACATTTGATCCAACAAATTCACCGATTTATATATCGACTAAGTATAAGCTAAATTATAAAACATTAACAAAATCGTTACCGGGTATAGTTAAGCAAATCAGAACAATTTTAGATGAGCATAAAGACGAAAAGGGCATTATACATACCCACTCATTTAAGATTACGGAGTACATAAGACAACATTTAAAAGATTCCCGGCTGTTAGTTAGAGAGACTGGTGTAAACAATGAAACTATAGTGCAGAGGCATATTAGCTCTCCGGATCCCACAGTCTTAGTTAGCCCGTCACTATCTCATGGCGTGGATTTAAAGGATGATTTATCTAGATTTCAAGTTATCGTGAAGCTACCCTATTCCCCATTAGGTTCAAAGAGAATAAAGAAATTATTTGATATGAATAAGAAGTGGTATGTGTCTAAGATGATGAACAGCTTAGTTCAAGCATCAGGACGATCAACTCGCGGTGAAGATGACTACTCAGTTACGTATATTCTGGATGGCAGCATCAAGAATATCATGAGTACCTCCGGACATAAGTTTCCTAAACATTTTCTCGACAGATTTATGTAATAAATAATTGTGTGAAGAACCAATCACACTATTTTGAAGTTAAAGACCTAATGCTGCAGTTTATATCTGCGTTTGATGATATTGTTATTAATCGTTATAATCGCGACCGCGAAGTTAAAGACACAATTAAAGTCAAATATGTATACGCTCCAAAATCTCGTATACTATCCGATTTAATTAATAAATCTCAACACATCACCTTACCTGTAGTATCAATAACCCAATCATCCTTTTCACGTGATACAGAAAGGGTGTTTAATAAAATCTCCGGGTCTCACCACGTTTCTAAAAAACTAGATGATATTTCGATCGAAAAGTCTGACTATATGCCACCACCGGTGCCAGTTAATATAGGGGTCAATATGTCAATTATGACAAAATATCAGGCTGATATGGAGCAAATACTCCAAAATTTTGTAGTGTATACTAACCCCTATATAGTTATATCATGGAAATTACCAACAAAAATACTATCTGACGTACATGAAATAAGAACAGAGGTGTTATGGTCTGGTGATATATCCTTACAGTACCCCTTCGATATACAATCCAATCAACCAGCACGAGTTATAGCTGATACATCGTTTACTATTAAGGGGTGGCTGTTCCCCGCTGTACATTCACAATGCCCGCCAATATATGAAATTCTATCAACATTTACACCTGTTAATGTAATAGATCTAACAGCCGGATACGATAAAAGCTTATGAACAAAAATGACTCCACAGATTATTTTGATGCGCTTAATCCAGCGGATTGTCCAACCACTGGCTGTGCTGGGTTAACCGGTCGATTCGTTTCTACTTACCCTGTTATTACTAGGATATTTAAAACCGGTCTTAATAAAGGTGATGAGAAAATTACCTTAAATCCTACATTCACAGCTAATATTACAGTCCAAGGGTATAATTTTTTTAACACTAAAAAGGTGTTTTTGAGTGCTTCTGACCAAAGCGCCCTCTCTAGCGGTCATAATATAACAAATCCTCTAACATCAGTGGATCTTTTCTCATCATACCCAGGCATATCCAGCACTTTTACGCCATTCTCTGCATATGAAGTAACAGCGTTCACAGTAGTTGATAAAAACCACATTATGCTAGACCTACCCATACTAAATCAATTCGATTTAGATTTATATGTGATTATAGTTAACACATTAGGGCATAGTGTTCCGTTTACAGAGCAAATTGGGCGGCATCCTAGTACAAGTACGTCTTAACGATAAATATTAATAATGGCCTTTGAAAATCACAGTATAAGAGACGCAAAGTGGGGCAGCTTCGAGCGCATACCTAGAACAGATACGCATCACCCGCCTGTAACCGCCCAACATACGGATATACGTGAGTTCGCCGGCTCATCAGTTGTAACAGATTATATCACCGATCACTTTGCAAAATTAATACTAGGTGACACGAGAAAATATGCTAGCACATCAACAGTTACTGCATCCGCTGTGTCAACCACTAGTAAGGAAATTTTAGCAGCATGCTCAACGAGAAAAGGATTTAAGATATATAACACAGGCGACGCTAAGTTATATATACATGAAGGTCCAGATTCAGCAGCTACAACAAATAATAGAACCGGTGATATTGCGAGTGGAGCATCATATACTGCTCCCGCCCCAGTCTGGACCGGTGCAGTACAAGGTATTACAACATCCGGCACCGCAAATATTGTTATAACAGATTATTGTGTATCTGAGTCTTCGTCTTCACCTACCGTAACAACAACTACAACGCTTCCATATTCCACGTCTACCACGAGCTCAACCTCATCGAGTTCGAGCACAAGCTCTAGTACCAGCTCATCAAGCACGTCGACCTCGTCTTCGAGCTCATCCACGAGTAGCACATCTACGGTATGTCCAGGAAATTCCGGTAACCTTCCGGTGTACACCATCACACCTTGCCCGAACGGCGAAGATGCTGGTGAAATCGCAATTATTGATAATGATAATGGCGATATCGCCGCATACGGCAGCGCCGGATCCCTGTTACAATATATTGACTACGGTAACAGTAATATCGTAAAATGCGGCACACTAAATTCAACCGTATCGTCATTATCCTGCGCCGGCGGTATTGTCGTCGATGATTCCGTCGACACATACGTGGATTGTATCGATTGTCAATCATATCTAGCAACTACCACCACCACCACTACTACCGAAGCACCTTAATGGCTAATACAGTTGACATAGACACAGAATCGTTAACGCAACCATTGGCTTATAAAGAATGGTTTCATCGCGTAACTAATGTTTATGTATCTGAAAAGCAAGCCCATAAAGACTACAACCAGTATGTAACTCAGTGGTATTCTAAGAAAAATAAATCAATAAACACTCACAGCACCGATGTAAAGGACATGTACATTTCTTTTTTAAAGGATATTACATTAAATTATACCACGGCTGAGGAAAAGAGGTTTTTAATTAATATTGATTTTGATAACCCGCGCGATTTAGATATTATTATACCGTTTTTCGCTAGAAAAATTAAACAGATTACTCAATATCATGTAAAAAAGAGAGAAGAGGTTGTACAGTCATCGTTTAGAAACACGATGAAAGGTAGTGATAGGGGTGTAGAGATGAGCATTAAGAAGTTTATCTTGAGTCTTCTCTCTGATGAGAGCTTTGTTTCTCAGTTTAATGTTGCGAAACCGGATATACAGAAAATAAGTTCAAAAATGGTTGTTGAAACAGAAGAGCTGTTTGAAACACAACCTGTACAATATGATTTAGATCCTAAAAACTTAAACAAGACACAAGGCGAGACATCTGTTGATGAAAAGCACTTACACGTTTATGAGGTAGATGAGAATGGTAACGGGTGGGCAAAAACTGCCTATCATCCAGAAGAAAAAGATATTAACCATAAGCATGAAGTAAAAAACTGGAAAGTTATACCAGCTCAAAGCCCTTGCCACCCTAATTGTGAAGATCAGTTCGGCCATGCCGGTGCTCCACCCCACGTCCACACATTAATGCCCTCAGAAGCAACTCAGCTAGCTGCAAATATTGAAGATATAGACCCACTCCTCTTTTTAGATATGACAAAGGTGGTAATAAACCATCTTAAAGAGTGTGACACAGCATTAGCTACATCTGATTGTATACTACCTCTCAAAACAAAGGTATCACAGTCTAATTCTAGGATCGGAATTAACATTGATATATCAGATTGGGAAAGTTTACCTCTTAGTAGTTTTATTGGTCATGAAAAAACATATGATAATTTAGTATTTCATCAACAAAAGAATTTGATTACCAAATACATGGGTACTAGATTTTATTATCTTTCAACCGGTGCTGCTGCAAGTGACTATACTGTAGGTATTTTGTTCGAACCAGACTCCCCGCACGCAAATATATTAAATCGTCATTATCCCGGTCATTTAACTGTCCCGGTTAATGTAGAATATAAAACTTTAAGAGAGATGGGTGGTTTCTTTATACCATCTAAGATGGGAACCTTAACGTTTGCGAGCTACAATCCAACGTATAAAGTTGATGTTGGTAAATTAAAACCTAATAAGATATATGCCTACCCCGACCCTAATGTATATGGCGCCGGGGTAGGGTTAACGAGATTTGATCAAGAATTCCCAATTACACATCACGAACATGTAAATTGGGTAAAACATGATCGGTCTAATTATATTAAATCTGGCGATGTAGTTGACACTGAGATTCTCCCAAAGTTCAATGCCTACCAATCCCGCGAAGAGTCTACTGGTATGCAACCATCCGGTCTTAGTAAGAGATATGATAAGATAGATTTCTGGCGCGGTAATTTTAAAAATATATGGGCGAATGATGACTTATATCCCACAAAACCATTACATGACCTACCTATTCAAGACCGGTTGGGCGATTTGCTAATCTCAAATGAAGTTATAAGCGAATGGCGAACTGATATATACGGTAATGAATTTGCCCTATATAAACACACTCACCCTACACGGCAAACAGCTGGTCAAAAATCTGGAGATTTGATACCTTACGGCTTACCAGATTCTTTCACTTCATTTGCATCTATGACTTCTGATAACTGGTTCACAATGCCCGGAGGAACATTTGTAAGTAACAATCAATCACTAGACGGTCATTTTATTAATACACAATTTAATCCGTTTATAGCCACGTGGCCTTCGCACACCAACCCAGCCCCGCCAATTGGGTTGGGTGATCAATATTACCCTGTCACGCATCGTGACGCGCCTTGGGGAGTAGATTCTGAAGGTAACATTACCACAGACCATTCCGGGACGATGGCCGGCGGCCTTTGGTTTGGTAAAGCGAGCCAAAACAAAGAGTCGGTATATTTTCTGGATACTGTAGTAACGTCTACCGGTGGGTCCGGTGTTGCTGGTATTATTAGTCATTTTAATTATATCCCCGCAAATACGCCTGATTCTCATGGCGTTACACTATCCCTCCCTAGAACACAATTTCTTACTTTTAACGTTTCAAGAGGCGATTATTCAAGCTTACAATGGTTCGTCGCAATTCATAATGGTGGACTAGATGATACTCCAATAACAGGATTATCAGGAGCTTGGTCAAATTTTGTCGGCGGTGGATGGGCCGGGTCTACTGTTAGAATTCGTGTTGAAAAGACTGGTGACGTTGTATCCGGCTATGTCAGTCCATGGGGACCCAATTCTGCTAAACTTCGGGATAATCATGAACTTGATATTAATTCTCAAATTAAGATAAATGTTAAAACCGGCACATATTGGAATGGATCATCATGGGACGGTCTACCCGGCTTATCCGCCGGAATGTTCTCGGATCATACCCGATATGGTATAGCTGTAAATTCTCATAAAGCTACATTTCATGATATTGATATAGTAACATTAGATCCCAAGTATCAAACTAGGTATACTTCCTCCACTTCTTTAACTTCACAATTACCAATATCTGAAAGACGCGATACAACCGGTACAATCCATATGAGAAATATATATTCGACTCAGATTGAACCATTATCTTCAGCTTTAAGTGCTGTGTTTTTGAAGTATCACGATGACGTGGATGTATTAAATGAGATTAATAATAATATCCTCAATTTTGATATAATTAAGGATATTTTATTCCTAGAAACCCCTAATTATCTTATCATTGAAAAATATGATTTTGATTTTACAACAGAAAAATTTATATCAGTATTAAGCAGAAAGGTAAATCTATCAATGCATAGAACTACAATTCAAAACATTGAACCTCTCAGCTATCCTGTAAGTTATTAATATGCCTGATCTTATTATACCAAGTTGGTTAACGCTACAGAACAAACCAATGGAAATTGGGGAGTATTGGTATGATGAAATGACAGAAGAGGTGTTTACGTTCAGGACAATGCTTCACGCTACAATTAGTGCCACCAACTATAAGATTATATACCCGGAAGTATCAAAATTCCCGGTAGATGATCCTGCTATTCAGAGAATATACCCAAGAGATGATAGTTTATTTCAAACATTGAGTAATTATTCATTTCTAGGTCCTCGCCAACAGATTAATATTGTTAAAGTAGAAAAACCCCAGGTTTCATATAATAAGCAATCCAAAACATTTGTCTATACGTTTTTTGGTATAGATTTTGTTGGTTATAAATATCTGTTTACATACTATCTTAAGAGAAAGGATGAGGAGTTAGTACCAGATAATATTGATTGTATTAAACCAGATTTTGATATAATGGATATTAATTTTGCAATGTGGCCTTATTTATCTGGAGAATTTGTGCCCACCGGCTCCCTACAACCTGGACTTACTGGAGATATAATAAAGTTTGAAAATGCATTATCGGCTATGTACGTTAATCCATCTTTGACAGAACCGATGAATACAGTTATGGTTTCAGTCTGCGCCGGCCAGTTCCGGGAGTCAATGACCACTACACAAGTTCAGAACGGGGAGTCTTATGATGCTGATCAAGATTGGCTACAGAATCCCAACGCTCTTTCAGCAAATCCACAAAACGGATCACACCACGCCTGCTGGGGTGCCGACCGCGCTCCGGCTAACGGGTGTTGTGGTTACAGCGCCTGCCTTCCTCAACATACAATGTTCCGCGGAATTGAATATCATTTTGATATCAGTAATTCAACTAATTATGGAACTTCATTCTCACTTTCTACATCCTGGGATGGTACACATAGCGGTGGTACGCTGTTTGATCCGGGTGATAGTGTAGTTAGATATGGAAATCCCGGGCAACCCTATGCTACATTAGTAGTAAAGCCTGATGATACTTGGCCAGATGAAATGTATTTTTATGAACCGACCCTCGCGGCGATGGGCTCGATCTCTGGTAATCCAATACATATTGAGGATATGAGTTTCACATTATGGGACTGTCAAAAAGCTTTATTAACTGACCCAACCGATCTTTTTAGCACCGGTCAGCTGCATGTTGATTTTGTAGGCGATAAGGATGATGGAAGAAATACACTGTGGTTAGGGTGCTCTACTTTTGAGTATGAACCCGGAGTAGAGTATCCTTTTCCGGCTATGTACAATACTACATATCTCTTACCAGAGAATATCTATAACAAATATAGTGATATTGAAGTGTACGCAGACATTGCCTTATGGCATTATGGCGCTCCTTTAGGCGCGAATAATAGAGCTATATATACTGAACCTTTAAGTGGATTCTTATCTGCAGATGGGTTTGGATTATCCGCCCATGGCCCATGGACAACTCGACTAACATCCTTTTCTGGTAATAATTCATATGAGTTAGATCCAAACTACAAGCCTGGAAATGGGTTTTGTATATTCTTTTATGATGCATCAGATCCAGTACGAGTAACTGGTGAACAAGGTGCCCGAGTTTTTGATTATTACGGTAATTTGATGACTGAACCGCTTGATTTTACTGGCGGTAATTCAATATCTCCATATACATCATATTCTAATTATTTCCCGTATAATAATATACATACAGATTTATTTAAATATCAAGTTTCATATTTTCAACCGGGTGGTGTGGGTGAATCGTTAGGATATAAACCGTACACTGGAGCAGCACAACTAACAGCAGTGTTACCAACATATACCGGTACTGGAAATACACCTCTTACCACCTTCGCTAGCTGTTCAGCTTTAACTGTTTACAGTGGCGGTATGGGCATGACTAAACATACCGGAGTGACCGGCGGGTGTGATACTACCTTACACTCTGACTGTGCAATATTGAGTGCTGATGGCATGTCAAACGGTTATCTAGCAGTCGGTTTTGATGTAGCTGGCGGGTTCGCCGGCACATACACAAATAGTCAGGATGCTGACGCATTATCATTGCGGGTACCGGAGCAAATAGTACTAGCATCAGGTCCATGGAATCAGTGGGATGACTTGACTACAACTCCAAGCGTTACAAGTTTTGCTTTATCTTCAAGCCTATACCAACAAATTTCTACTAATGAAGGAGATGTTAAATTTAGCACATGGAAGGTAGCGTTAGAGGAATGCGGTACTAGAGTTCGCGTTGCAATGCGCCCTCAAGGTTCCGAAGAGTTCCATGAATATCTTGATTATACATTACCAGAAGAAACACAGATGTTATTACCACCAACATCTGCCTTAAGAGTTGGTTTCGCATTTTCTACCTCCGATAAGGTTATGAATTGTGAGATTAGATCTCTTAATTGTTACGGTAGACATACAAACAACCCATTATTTGACACTGCTTGTTACACTTCGTGTTTACCTATGGATGTACCGGCTGCAGAATCAGATTTACATTGTCCAACAGAATTTAGTACAGATTATTTGAGGACAGAAGGTGAGTTCGTACCAATTGTAACTGAAGGTAAGCCTTGGGAGACGTTTGGAATGAATTATATCGTAGAAGCGCTGGATAATACACTTTATTATGACATAGATTTAACTGGTTCTGCATCTTCTCAACCCCCAGCTGCAGGGTATAACCCATCAACTGATTCTGGCACTGGCACAGGCGGCCAGACAGGAGGCACAGGAGGTACAGGAGGCACCGGAGGCACCGGAGGTTCCGGGGGCACTGGTGGCGGTACTGGGTATTGATGAAAGTTCTTGATATTATGTATTTGATCTTAAATAATTAATACGCGATGGCAACACAAAGCTTTACACTTACACAACTTGACCGCCTACCAACCGGCTATTTATACTCAGGTGGTAATGAACTCCTACTCACTTCAGTTGCCTCTGGTGCTAATTATACAGAGTGGAGAACTCTTGGTGCTGAAGTTTCAACATTAAGCAGTTATTATGTACCTCAAACAGAGTATAAGGCGGACAAAGCCCAAGCCGGCCAGGTCGCCGCGTACGGTACTTTTTATCTTAACGGTGATACTCGCGAGAGAATATGGTCACTACCCACAGATCAGGCGGATATAGTAAGAGGGTCTTTAGAAGTTGATGCTACTGGTGTAAGTTATAACAAATATCTACATTCTGGTAATATATATGTTGACACTAAATATAACAAAATATATTTCTGCCGCGGAACTTATCCACGAGTTCAAGGCTTAGATTCTAACGATAAAGATGGGTGGACGTGGCGTGAGCTTGGAGGTCAAGGTGAGGCCATCCTCCGCTGTAACTTAGACGGTACTGGGATCGAGGTTGTTAAAGACTTAAGCAACGGCGGCCCCGGTTATTACGATCCATGCGCAGTCGCTTTTGATGATGTGCATGATTATGTGTTTTTTGCATGTAGATGTGATCACGGTCAATCAGCTATATACCGAATGGATCGTGATGGTTCGAACTTGGTAACATGGGCAAGAATGGCAACCGATAATGTTAATATTGACTGTTTAGATATTGCTCATGTACCACAAGATTTTTTTGCTGCTAATTACCCGGCTTGCACTACAACATATCTTTATTTTGGGATATCTCCAGACTATAATAAAGTAACCAACACAAAAGCAGCAGCGCACGCCGCCATTTTACGGCTTCCGGTCATTGGTACAGCCCCGGGGGTATTAACAGACGATTATACAAGCAAATATTGCATTCATAGATTTTGGCATTCAAGTTATAAAGATGACGTTGAAGGTACCTCGGCTAATCCTAACATGGATACAACAGGCATAAAAGGGATTAAGGTTTTTATTTCCAATAATTCACAAAATGACTTAGATCCAAATTGGTGGTCGAGCGAACGTGAAATGAACCTAGGTTTTGGTTATTTTGGAAAGCCCGGTAATATTAATAAGCAATGGCTACCGACAATGTCAAAAGAAGCAGTATCTCGCTCAGCAAGCAGGATTTATGTAGTTCATAGCGGTGCTCGTAATGCAAAGAGAGATCCTACTGAAATTACCACCACTGGATCTGGAGCAACACCCCCAACAGCTCCGGACATCCCTGATATTCCCAACATTCATACTATCGAACCGACTCACATAGGCCATGGTTTCGGTGGTAACAGTATCTTTGAATTGTTAGTCGGTGAACCATATGGACCGGATCTAGCTATGTCTGCACAACATGACGCAGATCGGGATTATAAAACGTGGCGCGAAGGTGATTTGTTTATATCAGGTGACATGAAGGTTATTAATATGGGTAATGACGACCCAGGAAAACCAGTCGGAGATCCCGGGAGCGGTCCCGGCGCCGCTAGAAATACGGCTTGGGCAACCGGAGATCATTTGTATGTATCCACGTCTCCAACTCAATCATCTTATTATAACCAAAGTAGCGGCTCATTGGATGGAAAATCCGGTAGAGGTGTACGTAAAATTGTTGGTGCTCTTAACGGTAATTATTCACTAGCGGGGACTGATGGTACTGCAGATGGCCCTGGTGAGGTTGGAAAGGTGATGGTTATCCCAGTTATTGCATCTACATTAGCAGATGTAAATGAAACAGGTATGCGTAGCGGTGGTCATTTTGGATTGAGAGACATTACAATTAACCCTTGCACAAATGAATTATTCTTTACTGATTTTTGGACCTCGTCATATTATCTGCTGAATACAACATTTCAACAGCAAGGTGGTGCCCTGCAACCGTCTATCGCGGCAGATCCGGATCAACCGTTTATACCTGCCGATCCGCCCAACCAGCCCATCGCCGGAAATCCGCCAAACGCGGTTATACCCGGTCATGCATATGTACCGGCTGTCGCAGCAATAGCCGCCGGCCCTTATAATCCATATTCTCCTGGCCGCGCCGCTATTCCAGCAACACTTCCAACCGGTGGTAATCCAGGCCAATCACCGATTGCCGGCACCGTCGGAGATCCCACGATACCGTTCGAGGCCGGTGACCCGCTCATACCAATAGTACCCGCTGGTGCTGGTGTAAGTTATAGGATTACACAACCAGATGATTCATATTACGGTACTATATATCGGGCTGATGCATTCTATTATTGTAGATATAAAAACGGTCAGCATTTATTCAATAGGTTTAGTCATATCGGATATAACAGACCTTGCGGAATTGGTGGTTATAATGTTGGTCCATGGAATGAGTTTAGATTAGTGTATACAAATGGTGAAACACAACTATTGACGCCAACTTCATTAACTGATGATACATATACGGAATTGCTAGCGGCCCGAGGCCGCGAAGTTAATGGACTGAGTCAAGTGTTTACCAGACATAATGTATTGGCATCCGGGAAAAATGTTTTTGCTATTCATGACTATGGGTTTGGAACATTTAATGGATTGTTAATAACGTTCCAAAATGAAATGGAAACTAGTGATTATGCTGTTATAGCTCAAGCATCTAATGGTGATCTTATTACTGTTCCTACCTTACACCATCAAGATATGCCGGCAGCTTACCGAGTGACACATCAAGCGAACACATCTATGTCGCTACCTGGAGGAGGAACTAACACGTTTTTAGTAGATGATCCGAGTATGTATCAAGCAAAAAATAAGAGACAATTCCGGATATGCTACCCAGATAAAATTACTGCTTTAGACTCATTACCATATAGTTTATATGCAGATCCTAGAACAGTAAACACAATATTCTTTGCAGTATTACAGTAAAATGGATAAACAAACAAAATTAAATCTCTTAGATCAGGTAAAACAGTATCATTGCGGTTTAATCCAGAATAATCAATTGAGGTTACAGGACTGTGCCTTAGTGTTTGTTTTGCCTAGTGGTAATTTAATTATCAATTCACGGCTACCTGAAGCACCGGATAGCATGACATGTGTAGATTTTATTGAGTTAATGGGAAATAGCTCCTTTGACGGTCGCGGTGATATTCCCTTTACATTAATCCCTTGGAATGCATATTCTGAGAATTTACATCAAAGTTTTAGAAAAGGTTGGAGGTATAATTATGATATAAGCCCATGGGATTTAGATGTCGATCCATGGCATGTTAATTTTATTACGTATGATATCGGCCTGTGTCAGGAGACTTGGGTAGGGGTAATAAAATGGTACCGCAATCGCGCCTTAAAACAGCTCGATATTGAATTTAATATGTCATTAGAGCAGAGTGATACTGACGGCGTAGAAGAGATAGGCCATATTAAAAAAATGCTTAGGGATCTTCCTCAAGATATAAATATTAAACAATATGATACGGTCCCAAAACTAATTTCGTTCTGGCCAACCTTATTACTACCAGCCCCGGATTTTGTCGCCCCTCGCCCACCTGAAGTTCCGGATTTGGATGATGTATGATACATCTAAGCCTATAATCTTTCTAGTTTGTGATTTAAAATATCTAAAATATCTAAATTGCTTTTTATATTTTTTAGATAAGAATGTATCCTTTAAACAAGTATATATTCATTTTATTAACGTAGATCAATCAAGTATTAATCAAGTTATTAATCAATTTTCATTTGTGGGGGACTATAGTTCAGAAGAAACTCACCTAAACACTAAAAATACTAAAACGGCACTTCCTCCGTTCCCCGCTCTACGACATAGTAATAAAATGTTCGTAAATTCATCAAAATCCGGCACCGGTAAATTATATAGCGAAAAAGAAGCTTATTGTGCTAATATTAGGTTTAAAATTATACCAAAAATTTTAAAAAAATATAGTTCGGATTTGATTTACATTGATGTAGATAATGTTATTAATAGAGATATAACATCCTTATATGAAAAAATAAGCCAAGCCGATTTATTAGTTGTGCCATGTCTTGATGAAGACCCTAGAATTTCTACAACATTATTTTGTATCAAAAATATAAAGAAAATGCAAGATATATTTTTCTCAATATGGTTACATATTCGAGGAAATGTTAAAGAGTGGGGAATTGATCATATAGCAGTGAATAATATTATAAATCAAAATGATATAATAATTAAGCAATTGCCCAATACGTATTACGATGAGCAATATAATTCTAAATCATACGTGTGGATTAACCATTTGACTATGTATGGTATGTCCGATAAATATCAACGAATAATAGATGAAATACATCTTCATACAGATACCGTGTTATAGAGACGCAGAAATTATACCTACAATAGAGGATTGTATTGAAAAGGCAGATAATCCCAGAAGGTTAAAATTCGCTATAGCGTGGCAGAAAGATAATTCTGATACGTATCTTACACAATATCAAGATAGAGACAATTTTAATATATTATCGTTTGACTGGAAGTACAGTAGCGGGGTATGTTGGGCCCGTCACCAACTACAAAAATTTTACGACGGGGAAGATTACATCTTACAGTTAGATTCTCATCATCGGTTTGTAAAAAATTGGGATAGAATCTTATTGAGAATGATCAAAGAAACTGGTAGTGATAAGCCAATTTTATCTACTTGCGGCACACCATATTTTACTGATAAGATGCATGAGGTGGATCTCACTCCTACTAGAGCAGTGTTTAATAGATTTACCCCTCAAGGAATTTTACATCATAAACCGCAATACATGGATGATTATAGAAAAATAAAAGCACCGGAACCTGCACGTTTTGTGTCTGGGCATTTTTTATTTACAACTGGAGATTTTATTGAGAATGTACCATCCGACCCGGGGCTATATTTTAATGGAGAAGAAATATCGCTAGCTGTAAGAGCATATACTCATGGATACGATTTGTTTCACCCCAATAAACTTATTCTATATCATTTGTATCACCGACCTCACATCAACCAACATGTTGTTGATCATGATCCATGGAATTCCGAGTGTACGGAACCATGGTGGTCTAATTTAGAAGTCCAAAATGTCAAGCGTGTGCGAGCCCTGTTAGGAATTCCGCCTTCACCTACTGAACCGAAAGAATTTAATAAAGAGGTGCCTGATCTTGGTAAGTTTGGATTGGGCACAAAGAGAGAGTTGATTGATTATGAAAAATATGCTGGAATTAATTTTAAGTTACAAGCGGTTCAATCACATACGCGCCATGGAAGTCCACCACCCAATCCAATGATTATCGGTGGTGAGCTTGACTGGTCAAAAGCATTTAAGAGTAGTTATACAGCAATACTTGAGTTTGATCCAGAAGAAATAGATAAGCCAGATGACTGTTCATACTGGTATGTGGGAGCACATGATATCAATAAAAATGAAGTACATCGCCAAAAAATAGACGGTTCTACTGCTATTAAATTATTAACCCAAAGCCCTATTCGGCTTGCTATTAATATCACTTCATTTACTGAACCACATACGTGGACAATTTGCCCCTACAGCGCCAGTAAGGGGTGGGTTTCAAGAACTACCAAACAGATAAAATTACAGTAAATAATTATAATATCGCGAAGTATGGCCGCATTTAAATATACAGTACCGGAGATAACAGCGTCAGCTACAATCAGCACGATTGATGAGGTTGTAACTCTCAAGGAGTTTATCGGTTCTATAACTTTAACTGTTGATATCAGTAATCTGATCCTCTTTCGGCAAGGCTTCAGTAATTATATTAAATTTACTATCGATTATGGCGATGGTTCATCTCATGAACATATACAGAAATCAGATGGCCTAAAAGTAGAAGATGTAGGCATCTTCGGGAATACATATCATCCAAAACGCCATAAGAGAACAAAATATAAATTAAAAATCACCGGCGTCCGCGATGACCTGAATTTTGACTATTATACAATTATTGTCAGTTTAAAGAAAGGCCGGACCCATTCCGATAGTGGTGATGTCAAATTACTTGACACCTATTCGTTTAATACTGGTAAAGAGGAACAAGATAATTTATCTCTTATTATTGAGGCACCAGGAACCGGTCAAGTATCTAACATTTTAGTTCCTAAGGATAAAAAAGACGTTAAGGCACCTAAATGTGATACTAAACCAAAACGAAAAAATGTCCCCATAAGAGATTTACACGATACGGGACAGAGTGATAATTTTTATATATACCCGGATGATGACATTTGGCACGAGCCACAAAATCGTCGCGATCCTGCCATGAGTCAAGTGAACCAGATGACGAAATGGACTCCAAAACTTAATTTTAAAAAACATAAAATTAAATGGATCCAAAATAACCAACCGCTGGTCACCACAGATTATGTTAAAATTCGAACCAATTTTTTCATAGATAATACAACATCTCAAGAACTTAAAGGAGTATTAGCTGGGTATGTAGCATTTGGGTGGACTAAACCAACCGGGCAACAATATCCACCGACTCAATTTTTAGGTATATTTATAAATGGTCATAAAAGCCACTCGGGAGCACCTAATTTT